GATGGATTTAAGGGTTTTACGGATAAGGAAGATAAAGAGTTAAAACTCAACATCCGTACTAGTGAGATCAACAAAATTATTAAACAGTACAAAAAACTTAAAAAGTATAATAAGTCTTCTATGTACGAAATCACTAAACTTAGTGGTCAGGAGACTGCAGTTGAGAAACTAGTAAACGAATTTGGTATTGCCCCAGAGGCGTTAGAAGACTGAATAAAGTGTTCGTGTTGATACGAAGACACTTGACTAAATATTGTATGAGGTCTATAATGAGACCTGACGTTCATCCGAGAGATCGGACGCAAGTAAGTCGCGGAACGGAGCCGTTCATCCTATGTTAGAATTATTATTCTATTCACAACTCACATGTGCTCAAGCCGATTCAATTATGTTTCGGATGAGAACAAATGAGAACATTCCTGCCGAATATAAGGTGGAATTGATTGAGGTCATGAAGGAATCAACCCCTGATTGCTACCCATGGGACGCAAACGACTGAAGGAACGGGAAAAAACGGATCCTCGGAAACGAGAGAAGGTTAATTTTCACCCAACTTCAGGAGTAACAATCATGAATACACTTAATCTCATCAGAAAGCAGATCAACAAAGCATCTGCACTTCACGACGCACAGATTACCCACACCTCATATCGTGGTGTTGAGTATTCTACCCGTTGTGTAGAAAGTAAGGAAGCCCACGGTACATTCTGCTATCGCGGTAAGACTTACACTAAGTGATTAGTAAACTTACTTAACGGAGAGGTTTTATACCTCTCTTTTTTTATGTCTATAAAAACTAAATACTCATACGTTGCGAACATTTATGGATCTTCTCCAATCGCCCGATGAATACTTGTTTAACCTGTACACAACAAGTTCATCCGAAGCTCGACGATTGTGGAAAGACCGAATAAAAGAAAGTTGGGATAATAAGTGCGCCTATTGTGGTTCGGAAGAAAATCTAACACTAGATCATGTTGTTCCACATTGTAGAGGTGGATCAGATATGACAAAAAATATTGTATGTTGTTGTAGTTCGTGTAACCAATCAAAGGGACATGAACACTGGAAGTTATGGTATATTCAACAGGATTTTTATAATGAAGATAATTTTAATAAAATAGAAGACTGGATGGAACCACCCGCACCCATCCTATATCGTATAAGAAGAAGAAAAAATATAAATTATTAACTTATATTTCAAAAAAATATTACAAATACTTTCTTTTTTTGTATTATCGTATAAAAGATAACAAACTTAGTTAATTTGTGTGTAAATCATGACATTTCTACTATATAAGTGTAGAATTAGGGATGAAAAGATGATCTGAGAATTTATTCTTTTCAAAAAATAAATTGGAGTGGAAATGCACAATCTACTATCCCGAGCTCAATTTGACGAGTGGCGACATTTAGAACGTACTATCGATGATTTGAGGGAGGACGAGCAAAAAATCAGTGACTACTATGAATGTCTAATCGAGTGTGATATACTAAGACAACAGGAGTGTAAAAAGGTATGCAGGAAAATTCTTAATTAGTAAGTTTTGTCTAACAGATCGTTTTTAGGGGGTTGGTGACAACCTCCTTTTTTTGTGTTAAAATAAATAAGAACAAGGTTTTTTTATGCAAAAAGAAAAACTAAAATTAATCGTCCGAAATCTTAAATCACTGGTTGATCTCCTAGAGTCTGAAGTCTATTCTGATCCAGACGCTTATGTGGTAAAATCAGAGACAAGCATATATGCCAACAGTGACAACGATGACGACGGATACCCAGACTAAACATTCTATGACAAACCAAATCAAACTTATCGCCCTGACTCAAGGTGCAGGTGAACTTCTTGAGAAAACGGCGCAAGAAGTTATTTCGTATGTCGCTCGTGTAAGCAATCCAAACAATCAATTAAACTTTGATACCTCTGCAGGTCTTCTTAAGTACTGCATCAAACACGAACATTGGTCAATCTTTGAACAGGCTTATATGACTCTGGAGATTAATACTACCAGAGCTATCGCGGCTCAAATTTTGCGTCACCGTTCATTTACATATCAAGAATTTTCTCAGCGTTATGCTGCGTCTACTTCTCTCGATCCCATTCAGATGCCAGAGTTCCGTCGTCAAGATACTAAGAATCGTCAAAATAGTACTGATGATATGGATCCCTTTGAGGTTCAAAACCTTGAGATGCAGACTAAAACTCTATTTGACTCTGCAATTGCACTGTACGAACAGATGCTTGAGAGAGGTGTTGCTAAGGAATGTGCTAGAAATATTTTACCTCTCGCAACGCCAACAAGAATTTACATGACTGGCTCTGTAAGATCATGGATTCATTATATAAATCTGCGCTCTGGTCACGGAACTCAGAAAGAACATATGGACATTGCAGAAGGATGTCGTGAGATTTTTGTCGAACAATTCCCAGAGATTGCAACCGCTTTAGAGTGGTAATATATAAGATAATAGGTATTAAATATGTCCGTTTCTGTTATTTGTGCGTGTAGGGATAGAATCAAACCTTTGACGATATCCCTTTCTTCTTGGTTATTGTTTGATCAAATTAAAGAGATAATTATTGTTGACTGGTCTTCTAAAGAGGAGATCAGTCACTTGACAAAACTAGATGATAGAATCAAGGTGATTCGGGTCAATGATGAAGAGTTCTTCAATCAACCCCAACCCTTGAATCTTGCTGCGTCTATGGCTACAGGAGAATTTATTCTGAAGTTTGATGCTGATCATATCCTGAACCCTTACTATAATTTCTTCCACGTCAACGGTATCTTTGATGATGAATCGTTTGTGAGTGGCGTGAATGATAATGTTGGGGATGAGTGTCTTCATCCTATCTGGGGACTCTTGTACGTCCGCCGAGAGCACTTTGAGAAGGTCGGTGGCTACAATGAGAAGATGGGTAAGTACTATGCGGTAGAAGATGATGAAATCTCCATCAGACTCCAGGCCGCGGGGTATACGTGTTGTCCTATCGATATGCGTGTTCTGACTGCAATCCACATCCCACATAACGATGAGGTTAGAATCTCTAACTTTGAAGGATATGCAAAGGATCGTGAGTTCCTGGATGTCTTTGAGAAACAAACTGGACACTGGTACAAAGATCGCATTGATGAAGTGATCGCTCCTGGCATCATGGGTATCCTCAACAGTAAGGAACTCAAGAAGACTAAGTTCAAGTATCTGACTGAACAACACAAAGAGAAGAACATGGAAATCTTTGGTCTTAAAGAATATATCGACAAGTCTCGATACGACTATGGTGGTATTGACTTTGATCAACCAAACTTCAAGTTGTATGACTGGAAAACCAAAGAAGTAGAATCAAATTACTTCATTGCAACAAAGAAAGAGAAATGAGTGTATCAGTGATATCTGCCTGTATGAACAGGGTGGATCCACTATCCATTTCTATTCAATCGTGGGCAATGAGTGACCACATTGATGAAATCGTTTTCGTTGACTGGTCATCAGACAAATCCTCAGAACATTTAACTAAGATCAGTCCAAAGATCAAACGTGTGTATGTTCCTGATCAAAAATACTTTAATCAACCTCAACCACTAAATCTTGCATTTAAGATTTCAAGTGGAGATCAAATCTTGAAACTGGACTCAGACACGATTCTAAATCCATACTTTAATTTCTTTGATGAATTTAAAGTTGATGAGTTTAGTTTTGCCTCTGGTTTATATTCCCCAGGACATAAGTGTTTGCGGCCGATCTGGGGGACTATCTTTGTCAATAGAGAAAACTATGCAAAAGTTGGTGGATATAATGAATCAATGGGTGAGTTTGTTGCTTGGGAAGATGATGAGATTGTAAATCGTTTCTTGCTCTCAGGACTAGAACATCGTAGAATTCAAGCGTCGAAGAATACTATCTTCGCCATGCCCCATGACAATAAGAAGAGAATCGAGAACTTCAAAGCTTATAATGAAAATGGGGAGATTGAAAAGAAGGTAAGAACTCTTATGGAAAAGAAGGGGTATGATGTTGAAGATAATATCGACTATGCAATCCTTTCTCACCATACAATTCTAAACAACAAAAAATATAAACGATACAAAGGTGACAGTTATTATGCGGAACCAGTTGTAGACTGGAACGTAACACAAGTCGATGAACAGAATTATGTTTGTCAAAAATCATCCACTAAATAATTTTGTAGTCCTAAATTTATCATGCCCACATATCCTGTAAAGAATTTGAAAACTGGTGAAGAACAAGAATTGAGTATGTCCATTACGGACTACGATCAATGGAGAAAAGACAACCCCGACTGGGATAAAGACTGGTCGAAAGGTTGTGCTGCCGCCCAAGAAGTTGGGGATTGGCAGAATAAACTGATCTCTAGAAACCCAGGGTGGAATGATGTCTTGAAAAAGGCAGGTAAAGCTCCTGGATCTCGCGTAAAACCTTTATAACCAACAGCATATGCCCAGATCAAAGAAGTCCAACGGCGGAAACATTGGTGTTGGTATGAGTACCAAACAAATGAGACGTAAGAAACCCATCAATACTGATTTGATGGTTGACATTAATCCTCTAACAGACAATCAGAAAAAATTCTTTGATGAGTATAAGAGTGGTAAGAACATGTTCGCTTACGGTGCCGCAGGTACTGGTAAGACTTTTATTGCTTTGTATCACGCACTAAGAGATGTTCTTGACCCTGAAACTCCATATGATAAAGTTTACATTGTAAGATCTCTGGTATCCACGCGAGAGATTGGTTTTCTTCCTGGAGACCACGAAGACAAAGCTGCACTTTATCAGATTCCATATAAGAATATGGTGAAGTATATGTTTGAACTTGTTTCGGACTCAGACTTTGAGATGCTTTATGGTAATCTTAAAGCACAAGAAACTATTTCATTCTGGTCTACGAGTTTCATCCGTGGTACTACTCTAGACAGGGCAGTAGTTGTTGTGGATGAAATGCAAAACTTGAACTTCCACGAGTTAGATAGTATAATAACAAGGATTGGTGAAGATAGTAAGATTGTATTTTGTGGTGATGCCACTCAAACCGACCTTACCCGATCCAATGAAAAAAATGGTATCCTTGATTTCATGAAAATTATTCGTGCAATGGAATACGATTTTTCAACTGTAGAATTTGGAACCGAAGACATTGTACGTTCGGGTCTTGTCAAGAACTACATTGTAACTAAACTAGCAATGGGTATGTAATGTTTGAACATCTTGATTATTTGAAAGATGAAGTTGATTTAGAAGCACAGAATATCGAAGGGACTCGTTTTTATCGGGTTCCTTCTGGTAAGATGTACCCTTCAATTACCTCTATCACCAGTTTCTATGGACGCCAAACCTTTATAGATTGGCGTAAGAGAGTTGGTAATGAAGAGGCAGACAGAGTTACTCGGATTGCTACTACTCGTGGAACTAAGTTTCATGATTTGGTAGAACAGTATATGTTGAACAATAATGTAGACGATTTCAAACCTCTACCAACTACAAAGTTTCTCTTTCTCAAGGCTAAACCTTTTCTAGACCGTATAAATAATATACACGCTTTAGAAAAATCACTCTATAGTGATTACCTTGGACTTGCGGGTCGCGTTGATTGCATCGCGGAGTACGAAGGAGAACTCGCAGTCATTGACTTTAAGACATCTAAGAAAATCAAACCTGAAAAATGGGTTGAGAACTACTTTGTTCAAGAAGTAGCCTATGCTTGTATGTATTATGAAATGACTGGAATTGCAGTCGAAAAATTGATTACCATTATGGTAGCTGATAATGGAGAATGTCACGTCTATGAAAAACGCAACAAAAGTCACTATATTAAACTTCTTACCAAGTACATCCGAGAGTTCGTCGAACATCACGCTTAATCTTATGCCAAACACTGAAAAAGTAGACTCACTAATAAAAGAAAAGTTTCTTTGTCAGTCAAAGTTTGCACAAGATATTGAACATTTGGTCGCGACTTCAAGGATTAACTACATCGAAGCAATCGTAACTTATTGCGAAGAGAATGGTATTGAGTTTGAATCGGTAGGTAAACTAATTTCAAAACCCCTAAAGGAAAAACTTAAGTGTGAAGCGATTCAACTTAACTTCCTCAAAAAAACCAGTCGTGCTAAATTGATGTTTTAATGATGACACCGCTAGATGTTTATAAGACATACCTAGCATTCAAGAATCATTTCACTAAGGAAAACTACGACTACTTTCAATATTGTGGAAAGTCTCGAGCATCTAAAGAGGCTTTCCACAAGAGAAAGGATCGGTATTTTTTTGAACGTATGTCACGAAAGAAGAGTGATGACGAAATCAAACAATATTTTCTCGCCAACTTTGTTGAATGTAGTGATCCCAGTAAACTGTGGATCGGTGAAATTATTGAATCGGGTGAGTCTAATTACCAGAATTGGTTAAAGAGATCTCAGAGTCTCACATATTTGTTTAAGACTGAAGTAGAAGTCTTTATCAACAAAAAGAATTTTGAACAACTATTCAAAGTAAAAGGAACAAATCATCCAGACATCTTAAAGAAGTATTTGCAAGGTGCAATCTCTATAGAGACACTAGTAATCCTTAATTTGATACTTGGATTTGTACCTAACTTTGACAAAAAACTAATAGATCCTGTTTGGGAAACTACCAGTCTACGACTCAAAAAATATCAGGCTTTCCTAAATAATGATAGCAGTAAATACAAAAAAATCTTAAAAGAAATAGTCTTATGAGTAAATTCTTCGATTCAGAAATTGTAAAAGAACAGATCAAAGAAATGGAAGATCTCCAAAAAGAGATCGTCAAAAAAACAATGTCTGCTCCATTTATGGATAGATCTGAAAAGAGGGAACATGTTGATCTGATGAGACAGTTCCTAGATAAACAAAGGAACTTGTGTTTCAGAATTCAACTCTCTAAAGATCCAGAAGCATTAGAAATGAAAGAAAGAATCAAAGAAGCTGCTATCATGTTAGGAATGGATCCCGAGAGTGGTGTACATGAATTTTTTGATAAGATGGACGAAACACTAGATTACTTAGAAAAAGTTGCAGACGAGTAAAATGAGTTACCAATACACAATCGAATCCAGATACTGTTATCACGACGGTGAGATTGTGGATATGTTTTTCATAAACGGTATACCATTTACATTCGACGATCTTCCTACAATCATGCAGGATGATCCATACATTCAAATAGAAGCCAGAGATCTCCGACACTATACGATAGAAGATATGTATCGGTTGTCTTCCTATCTGATCATGGAAGAGTGCCATCCCCTCCTGTTTGAGGTAGACTTGAAAAATCCCGAGGAACTTCCAAGGAATTGAAAATCAGGGCTTGACATCCCTTCTTGCGACCTGTAAGATAAAGTCGTCCCAAAAGCCAAATACACACAATACGGAGAATACGAACATGTCTTTTGCTGATCTCAAAAAACAGTCCCGCGCTGGTTCGCTGACTGACAAACTGATCAAGAAAGTCGAAAAACTTAATAGTGGAGAGTCCAGTGGTGACGACCGTCTCTGGAAACCTGAAGTCGATAAGGCAGGTAACGGTTATGCCGTGATCAGATTCCTTCCAGCACCTGAAGGGTGCGAACTTCCCTGGGCCCAAGTTTGGAGTCATGCCTTCCAAGGTGCTGGTGGTTGGTACATTGAGAACTCTCTGACTACCCTGGGACAGAAAGACCCTGTGTCTGAACACAATCGCACCCTGTGGAACAGTGGTCGCGACTCTGATAAAGAGATTGCACGTAAACAAAAACGTAAACTGTCTCACTATGCAAACATCTATGTGGTGAAGGATCCCACCAATCCTCAGAACGAGGGTAGAGTTTTCCTCTACAAGTTCGGTAAGAAGATCTTCGACAAGATCACCGAAGCAATGCAACCTCAGTTTGTTGATGAGGAAGCCATCAATCCCTTTGACTTCTGGAGTGGTGCAAACTTCAAACTGAAGATCCGCAAGGTCGAAGGTTACTGGAATTATGATAAGTCTGAGTTTGATAACCCTAGTGTTCTTCTGGATGATGATGACAAACTGGAGTCCATCTACAAGAACCTAAACAATCTGAATGAGTTCACTGATCTCAAGAACTTTAAGTCCTATGAAGATCTGAAGAAGCGTCTCGACTATGTTCTCGGCAATCGTGGAGTTCCCAAGATGCAAGATCCAGAGACTCAAGAGGAAGATGCACAGTGGGAACGCGAACGTAAGGGAGACTTCTCGGAGTCTCAGTCCTACAATGCACCTGCAGCTGCCAGTAGCGGTGGTTTCAATGACTCGGATATCACGCCACAATCGTCTACAGAGACAACTGAAGAAGAAGACGATGCATTGAGTTACTTCCAGAAACTCGCAGAGTCCTGATACTAGAAAGGAGGGTTACACCCTCCTTTTTTTATATCCCAGATAGTTTAGGATTATATGCCCTAGTAAGTTTACTATCAACGGTAGTTTTCAGAATGGTATCGTATCTCATAGATCTTCGAAGATCATCCTGAATTAGATCAATATACTCAGGCTTAGGTAATCTAATAATCCTCTTTCTTTCATTACGGTCTACTTCGTATTCGTAGTTTGTAACTGGTTTTGAAACATCAGCACCTTTCAACTCTTGAATAACTCCTTGACTATCCATATATTCAAATGCCTTGGTTAGTTGAAGTTCCCATTGAGTTCCATTCCATCTGTAAACTTTATTGTTTGCAGAGTAGATATCATTTACTTCAGTTACGACCACGGGTTCTGGTTCAATATCAAATGATACTGCAGGAACTTCATAATAGTTTGCTCCTGAGTTTGTAATGGTTACTGATATTAATTGACCATCCTTGAATGAAGTAATACCACTTGCTGTAACAAATATAGGTGGTGCTGAAATAGAAACTTCTGGAGCAACTGTGTAACCAAAACCTGCTTGAGTAATATCAAAAGAGGTTACATGGAATCCGTTATCACCCTGTGTAAGAATTGCAGTCGCTGCTGCAGACACCTGTGTAAAAGGTGTTCCAATAGTTACTGAAGGTGGTGTTGTATATCCAAATCCAGTCTGTGTAACGTTGATAGCACTAACTCTTCCGAGACTATCAATAGTACCAAAAGCCTGCGCCTTCGATCTGTTTGAGTATTGTGCAATTTTATTATCGGAACCACCAATAACCCAAATAACTTCTTTATTGTCTTCTTTTACGAAAACATCAGTTGGTTCTGGGGCTCTATTTGCAACGTAAACAGTTTCGGTGTTAGTTATAGAACTGAGATCATACGCAATATCCAAATCAAATCCATGAACTGATCCAGAGTCTTGACCCACAACATAGAGTTTTTTACCATCATCACCAAAACTAAATCCAACAAGATCAAAATCCTGCAGAAGACTACCAAGTGATGTTGTTAGTGCTAAAGATGGACTTGATATATTATATGGGTTAGTTAAGTTATAAGTCTTGATAGCATCTGGATTGTTACCATCCAGAATAAACATCTTCAAACCATCTCCACTAAATCTAACACCACCAGGAGCGTCGAGAGTAAAAGAAGTAGAATAGATTGCAGACGTAAGATCCCAAGCAATAACTAACTGATAGTATGCAACCTTTTGTGTTCCACTCTGACCACCAGTTACAAATAGTGCATTACCATTATTAGTAACATCTATACCATTGCAATAAGAGAACTGTCCACTAACATCTAAGGTTGGACCTGCTATAACGGTATCAATATCCCATGGAGTTGAGAGATAGAACTCTTTAACTTGATTACTACCAGACATACTAGTAGTATAGATCTTATAACCATCTGGTTTGATTGCCATACCATCGACATCACTACCCAGACCGATTGGAGACTTCTTAATATATCTAGAACCTACAATATAATTTGGAGGTAAACTGACAGTCACAGATGGTACTGTCAAACCATATCCAATACCATCATCAGTCACGTTGATAGAAGTTACTTTACCTACGCTAGCATTAAGTTCATCTCCTCCATCAAGAACTGATGTTGCTGTTGCATTTCTGGATGGGAATGGTTCACTAATTGTCACTGTTGGAGGAGTTCTATATCCTGCGCCAGTATTGAAACCAACTGTTGTACTAAAACCAATAACATGAAAGTTCTGTATTTCTGATGTTGCAGTTGACTGAACAGTTACTGGTGGTGGTGCAAAACCAATCTTAGGATTTCTTGGATAACCAAAACCTCCACTAGAAATTGAAGCACCATTGACCTCAAAGTTTTGAACTGATGGTACAATGGTTGCTCCTATTCCTGGTAAAGTAATAATAGGGAAGACTACACCAGGGGGATTTGTACTAATTGCTTGATATTGTGGTGCATCATAATACGACTTATCGACTTCCAGACCACCAGGAATCAATAGTCTATTAAAAGTATCGGTAGCTCTTATTGTCTCATAGTGATGAATTTCTGTAAGTTTATCTTCACTTCCATACTTTTCGATTAAGTAATTATGCAGTTCTGCATTACTTAATGGCCAATCACTATAATAGTCTTGTATATTGTTTGTGAGTATGATAACCCAATCTAATTCAGAGTCGTTATATACTCTTTCAGCGATTTGATCAGGTCTTTCATTTTCTTGAATTTTGTAGAATTCAAAAGAAGTGAATACTGATTCGAGATCTTCACGAAGTTTACTCCTTCTAAAAAGATTCTTAGCTATGGTAACTTCATCATTAGATTTAGAATTTTTAAATCTATTGACGTACTCTATGTTTGGTAGTTCGTTAAAATATCCCATGAGTTTTAGAATCCGATGTCGTCGTCTGGAAGGTCTGCATAATCATTTGCATAGATTGGAGATAGTTCTCCAAATTCCATCATAATATTTACCGAAACTGGTTGTCCATCTTCATAAGCAGACCACATCTGATCTGGAGAATAATCTGTGGTGAAACCTTTTAATGCACAGGTTTTAAATTTAGGCATTCCTTTATTCCGATCACTACCATTTTTATCCTTGATTGTTCTGAATTTAATTCTAAACATATTCGGAGTCTTCAAGAAATAGTTATTTTTTCCACTTTGTCTTTTCGGAGACATTCCTTGTTTAAAAAATCTAATAATTCTTCTGATTTCTTCACCTTCTGCTCGACTTCTTGCCGTTAATCTATATGCAAATCCAAAAGTTCTAAGTTCTGGAGATCTGAATAATAACTCCATATTGGGATTAGGAATAATTCCTGCACCTCTTGCTAAGATAGTTTCTGCAGAAACATTCATACCTGCAGCTTTTAACATCAGACTGGAAACAGTTGTACTGAGTAAAGCTGATCCAGAACTATTATTAGTCATCTCAGCTGCTCCTTTAATAGCTCTGGCTCCAACAGCAAATTTAGTCATACCACTAAATCCACCAAGAGAAAATCCAGGTGCTTTACCACTTAAAAGACCGGCTCCACCACCAACAGCTGCTCCTGCAAGTGCCAACCCGCCGTATTCTCCCATATTCTGCATGACATCTTGAGTGAGTCCAGCAGCAAGAACGTTCATGGTATCTTCACCAAACTGAACTCCCTTTCTTTCATTAAAACTTTGAGGCATTGGAAGAGTTACAGAAGGTCCAACAGTTTTAATCTGATTGAAACGAGCATCAGAATCGGCACCCAAGCCTGTCGTAAAAACGGTTGGTGTTTTTCCTGTTGGATCCTTTGGAGTTAAGAATTCTTTTTTATTTACTGGAATATATTCAAACTGTTGAATTAATAAAAGATCGGCCTGATTATGGTGGGGGGCCGACTTTAATTCGAGTGGATATACTAATAACGTGGTATCTTTGGGAACATAGTTTCCATTATTAAATCCACCATCAACAACCTTGTTGATTGCACCAATAGGATCCTTAATATCCTCTAACGTACTGTTAACGGTCTTAATCAGCTTTTCAAGCTCTTGTACTTTACTGCCAATGTCACCGAGCGGATTTGGAAATCCCCAACTATCCTGTTGTTGATTTGCAGTAGCTGAATTTACTGGAGTTTGTTGTGCTTTCTGTCCTGGTGGAGTAGCATTGTTACCTCCAGTTGTTTTTGCCCATACAGGTAAAGGAACTTGATTGGCTTTTGTGTTCGCTTTTGCTGCAGTTTGTAATTCTTGAAATACTGTTTTATTAAGTTTATCTTGTGATAATCCACTAGTTATTAATCCATTAGCAAAGGGAGTAAATGCATCGTTCTTCCAAAGAGCACTGCTTTCATCAAACGGCGAGACTTGACCGTTAGCACCTATAATGTTTGTAAGTTGTACAGTATAATTATTATTATCGTCAACACTAATCTTATACGTCCACTTTACTACAGGAGGGTTTCCTAAAGTATTATCAGGAGTTTCTATAATTAGATTTTCTTTTAATACAGGCACCTAAAGGAAAGCGACGATTATTCTTCTTTTATTTAGACTACTTTGGAGAACGTATGTATTTTGCATAAGATATAGAAGTCAATACAGGCAATTCAGTAGAAGTAACTTCATATAAATTACTCTGCATTTCTTCCCAGGTATAGTTTCTAGGATCTTTGAAATGTATATTATATCCTCGGAATCCCCATCGAAATACTTCTAGACATTCGATTAGTGGATGTTGATCATACTTGAGATCTCTCGTCTTTGCCTTATATAAAAATGTGTAATATTTTCCCTGGTCAGGTACAGGTGTTACTGTATATTGCAATGCATCCATAATCAACATCATGCGATCTTCTACATCTTGTTCCGCATTTATTTTATTTTTAATCGGACTAATCCGATCATTACTCAGGATAGGATCATCACCTTTTCCAATTAGATCTGTAAGGTCTTGTTCTGATTTCCTTTGTTTTAGAGTCTTTCTTGGCATTACTTGATACCTAGATCTTTTTCTGTCATGATCTTAAATTCATAGTTTCTATCATCACAGAACTCCTGTGCTGCTTCCCACTTTGCTTGATTGACTGCCCAGGTTTTGACTTTGTATGCCCACTGTTTCGTTCTCCTTTTGGGATTCTGTTCAGGCATTTCCACTTCTCTTTGTGGTTTGATTTCAATCACCATTGATCTTTTCTTACCAAACTTATCAGTGTATCGAACAAGAAAGTCTGGATAGTAACGATGAATCTTATTATCAATGGGAGAAACATAAGGAATGCAGAATTCCTCGGACTGCCACTGATTTACATT